TACTTGTATGGTCTCCGTAGCAAGACGGACCATTTGAGCCGTTACAAGGTTGCGAGGTTGATATAATGAAGAATAAGCAGGTTTTGAAACAGATTAAGGCTTTGCGGCCGGGTGATCTGGTCCGTGTCGACTGGCATGACGCCAGTATTGGAAAAAGTTTGAGCGGTGGGTATGGCGGAATAGATATTCCAGTGTATAGTATCGGCGTTTTCATAGGTTTGCTGGGTGAAAATGATAAGCACATCATTTTGGGCCAGAACCACTTCAGATATGCGGATGGTGTTTTTGACATTGATTATACTGCTATACCGTTGGTTTGGGGTGTTAGCGTTAAGGTCATTCAGGCTGGATACATAAGCCCTGAGGAGGCTCAGCAGCTTCTAAACAGTTTTCTGCTAGGGGGTAGAAGGATCGTTTCGAAACGTTCGCGCCAAGAGCATTTGAGGAACCATCATGACAGACTGGGTTAAACGGGCTTTAACGAAGACTATTCAGCGTAAGGGTTCTCGCGGGAAAACGGAAGTTATTATTGTGCAGCCTAATGAGAAGCTTGTTTTGGGCGTAAAATTCGCCATAGCCATGACACTGTGTCTCTCAGCTCTCGAGATTGCCCACATGGCTTTTCTGGGCTCCTGGAACTCTGAAGTTTTTGCTGCCATAACGGGCTTAAGTGGAACGATAATGGGAATTCTTGTCGGACAAAAAACCTAGGGGGGTAGGGGATGCGAAACATTAGGGTCAGACCATTTTTTGTGGTGAGAAGGGCGCGGGAAAGGCTTCAAAGGGACATGCAGAAGACCCGGTTGAAGCTTCTGCGGGATTTGGAAGATATGTTTAACATGGCTAAGGGATACGCGCAGAATAAGGAAATAGCCAAGACAGGTGAACCTCTTGTTTCCCCAAAGCAAAAGCAGATTTGGATTCGCATTATGGCTTACACTGGACAAGTCATGAACAGCATAAGCAAAAGTTTCGATGAAGCCCAAGTCACGAAGGATCTTGAACGTTTGGAGAAGCTGATTAATGAAGCAATGGCAAAAGAAGAAAGTGGACGAGTTAAAGGAAAAAGTTGAAGGTTTGATCCAAGCTAAAGCCAGAAGGATTCCCGAGAGTTTTGAGGAGTTTTGCGAGAAATGGCTTGGGCTTAAGCTTACGGATTATCAACGTGCAGGCGCAGAGCTGATCAAAAGAAAAGATAGTGTAGCTTTAAGGTGGTCTCGGCAAAGCGGCAAGACGCACATGGTCAGTGCGTGGCTGCTGCATTACGCCTTAAGGCATCCTGGGAGCCAAATTGCAATTGTGGGTCCTAGTTGGCGTCAAACAAAAATTCCAATTCGCAAGATTAACGGATTCCTTCCGAAGCTTCCGAAAGGCTTGTATAAAAAACCGCAGGCAACAATGGTTACCACGAGTAACCATAGCCTTATCCAGGCTTTTCCTTGCAATCCTGAAACCATCAGGGGGTTTACGCTTAATGTGCTGTATGCTGACGAATTTAACTACGTTCCTCTGGATCAAGAGCTTTATGACGCAATAGTGTTCACGCTTTCCACGACCAATGGCAAATTTGTTTGTAGTAGCACTCCCGGCGCCACGGATAGCATGTTTTGGAAGTTTTTCAATCGCCCTCAATATCGCCATTTTGCGAAGAGTCATGTGACGTGGCAGCAAGCCTTAGAGCCTAATGGTCCGTTGAAAAAGCGGAAAGTTGAGCAGCTGAAGGAAGAGTACTGTGATGATCGGTTCAGATGGCAGAGGGAGATGGAAGCCGAGTGGGCTGAGGATGAAGCGGTTTGGCTGCCACTTAGCTTGATTACGAAATGTCAGGATGCGAGCCTAGAGTTGTGGGACTCTGAAACTGTTCATCAAGGCACCTTTTTTGGGGGTGTAGATTTTGGTAAAGAGCAAGATTATAGCGCTTTTGCAGTGGCTGAAAAGGTTGGTAGTAAATCCTTGTTGCGCCATCTTAAGGTCTGGCCATTGGAGACGAAGTATGCAGCGGTTATCGGTTATGTTAAGACGTTTGCGGACCGTTGGCAAAGCTTCGAGAAGATCCGTTGCGATATTACAGGAGTTGGCAACTATATTGTTGAGGACATGATTAATGGCGGAATCGAAAATGTGGAGGGTGTTAGCTTTTCTCACCCTCGAAAACAAGAGATGGCTAGCCTGCTCAAACAACGTATGCTGAACAGCGCATTTGCTTACCCATACGCTGAAGTTAATGTGTCGCCCTCGAAAAAGCTGAATTTCTCGACGGAGCTCAACACGGAGAGATTCGAACTTAAAAAGGATGGTACTTACCGATTTTTCCATCCTCAGAACCAGCATGATGATGTTTTTTGGGCTACTGCCTTGGCGCTTTATGCGACTGTTGAGATGCAGCCAGAGCCGTTTTTGGCTGTTATTCCTCGTAGGGCTAATAAGTTGCACCGGGTCCGTAAGGAATTGGCGAAACGTAAGGTTATGGGTGATGGCCGCTAAAAACTTGTCTTACCCTAGCTTTCACCCACCCCTACCCCCTACTCTTTTTTCGTCTGGCAGTGACTCCGAAATGACAGAACAATCATGTACCGCACAGCTTCCAATCAATCAAGTTCTGGTGGGCGACTGCAGAACGCGCGCGGCTTATGTAAAAATGTCGACTGAACGATTAGAATCAACGCCTGAACCAGACAAAGAGTGATTTCAACTTGAGAAGGCATCGAGAGTTTTTCCGCATCCGCCAGCTTCGCAGGGTCTACGACAGAAGCCAGAACAGGTTCACGTTTAATATTTCCTATGAGACAGCTGCCAAGATCACGCCGAGGAGTATAGCGGTTGCTGAGGCGTTCGGCCTTGGTCTTGATGACGAACGGAAATTTGTCATCTATGATAATGTTGAGCTGAAAATAAGTCCTAACGATATTGTTCTCATCACCGGCAGTTCAGGGAGCGGCAAAAGCGTTCTCTTGCGAGCTCTCCTCGAGGACTTGGGAAGCGAGGCTGTTGACATGTCCGATGTCGATGTGCAGGTCGAGGAACCCTTGATTGAGACTATAGGGGCCACTGTTGAAAAGGGCCTGGAACTGCTTAGTAAGGTGGGCTTGAATGATGCCTTTCTCTTCCTGCGGAGTTACAGTCAGCTGAGCGACGGCCAGAAGTACCGTTACAGGATAGCTAAGATGGCTGAAAGCGGGAAACAGTGGTGGGTTGCTGACGAGTTCTGCGCGACGTTGGATCGTGATACGGCGAAGATTGTGGCGTTTAACGTGCAGAAGCTTGCAAGAACCTTAGGAAAGGCTGTTGTTGTGGCCACGACTCACACGGACTTGTTTGAGGATTTGAAGCCCAGCGTACACATCCACAAGAGGTTCGGCAAGGAAATCTGTGTAGTGTACTATACAAACGAGCCCGCAAGGGAATGCAGCCTTGTCAGAGAGATGCGTGTTGAAGAGGGTACGATGCAGGATTGGAAGCAGCTCGCCGGCTTTCATTATCGCAGTCACAGGGTAGTTGCGCCTCGCAAAATCTTCTGTCTTAAGCGGGGGACCGAGGTGTGCGGAGTGATCGTTTACTGTTATCCGCCTCCCAGTGCCTACGGTCGAAGAATGGTTCTGCCCAAAATGAGCATGAAGGAATTGAATGAGAAGTTGAGCATTATCAACCGTGTGGTTGTGCATCCGAAGTATCGGAGTGTCGGTTTAGGTGCCAGGCTTATTCGTGAGTCGTTGGGTTTGGCCGGGACCGAGTTTGTGGAGATGGTTGCGGTCATGGCCAAGTACAATCCTTTTGCAGAGAAGGCGGGGATGAAGAAGGTTACTGAGCAGGAGCCTTCGAGGGAGATTTTACGGGCTTCCAAGGTCCTTGAACAAGTCGGGTTTAATGTTCAGCTGCTTGGAAGCGGGAACTATGTGTTCCAGAAACTTCAAGCACTCAACGCCGATGAGCTGGGAAGGGTTAGGGAAGGCTTCATCAAAGCCGACCATCCACGCTTCTTCAAGTTTTTCAGCTCAGGGCTTCCATTCGGGCATATGGGGGATTACGAGAGAAAGGTGAATGCTGCAACCTTGGAGCAGCTTGCAGGACTTGCCAAGATCTGCGGTTTCTTGATGCAGACGAAGGCTTACCTCTTCTGGAGTAGGAAAAAGCGGAAACATAGAATAGCCAATTTTTTAAATTGAAATCGTGTGTCCGCATCTTGGGCAATATACATGCCTAAACGAACTTCCAGAATTATATCCACTAATTTTGACGTTGGCCTTTAGAAAGAAAAAGCCACATTTGGTGCAATGGTAGTAATCTCCCCATGGGCGAAAGCCCAACCATTCTAAAATTAAACGTACCCTAAAAATCTAAAATTCAAACTGTTACTCTGGGTGCTGTCAACTCTCCGTTTGGTTCTTAATCTTGTAAACTTTCGTTTGGTAACCAGAAACAGCCTGTACGAGCCCTGTAAAAAATCGGTGAAAAATCGGTTGATAGGATGAGGTCTATTGGCTAGTAGCTATAATCAAAGCTTCTAGGTCGAACATCAAAAAGCACGTTCCTCTTGGATTTATTAGGATCACAAAATTCACATTTGATTTTGCTTTGTTGCCAATATCCATTGTCCAGACATTCTTCACAGACTCTGTAAAGAACATATGCTCCCCCCTTATGCCCTGAGACTCCAATCTTTATATGTCTCAAACCATACAGTTTTCTACCTAGAATAGGAATGCCCCCAGTCAACATTGGAAAGCGTTTGGGATCGTGGCTTAACCATTCTTTCAGCTTTTCGGTTATCTTTCCTCGACTATGTTTGTCAAATTCTTTGAGATTCTCGGTAAAATTATCAAGCTCAATTATCTCGTATTCTGAACTCATGTACTCTGCCTTCAACAGCATCATCGACCGCTTGTGCTAAAGAAATGCAAGCCTCACTGTCGAACGTTAGCTCTAGCGTTGCCAACATTGAGTCATCAATTTCAAAAACGGCTTTGGCTCTTTCGTCAGACATTTTGAAAAGCATTAGTTGGCTCATCGGAATATCCCTAATAGTCATGATGTGTCCAATTCTTGGAACCATGATTTCCATGCCATAAACAAGTTCCTTGATTTTGTCAGGAGGATATTTTGAATATGCGTCTGTAACAGTATCGATGGTTTTCAGAAAACCTCTATTCTCGTCAAACAATTCTGAACAATTGAGCAGAATTTCTTTCCCCTTGTTTGTGAGTTCTATTCTATCCTTTTCTTTTCGGATAAAGCCACATTGTGTCAAAAGAATGAAATCGAGACGCACATTCTTGCTGAATGGCCCTTTCAACCATCTGAAGAAATTGTAGCTAAATCCTTTTAGTCTCTTCACAATCAATGCCTTTTCTGCTAAGAAAATGAGCTTCTGAAGCTTCAGCTCATCCTCAACTTGACCTTTGGAGTTTGCCTGTTGCATGAGATGCAAAAGCAATAAAACGTTGGTAACTCTCTCGCGGATTCCTGTTTCGCTCATTCTGATCCCCCGCGAAAAGTTCAACCTCACCTCTCGAACTACTGATTATAGAGAACGCTTCTATATATTTCAGTTTTGGTTTTTGGTTCTATATTCACGATTCACGCATACATCCATTTTGGATTAGGGTTAGCCACTTGTTCTTTCCGTCTATCTTTATTCCGCAAGCTTCGGCAGGAGTCTTTCCGTCTAGTCCTTCGTGTTCTCTTATGTAATTGTGGAAAATCTGATAACCTGAGAGAATTGGCGTGTCTTTCGTTTTGAGTCCTCTCATCGTCTTTTCTCTGTCTCGGATTTCACCGTTGAACCGTTCCATCTTGTTGTTATTTTTATCGCCTCTTATTGCTATGTGGCGAATATGCTCAGTTCTCGGAGACTTCTGTGTCCAAAACTCCTTTTTGTAGGCATCATGGTAAGCTGGAAGTCCGTCAGTGATTATTGTCATGGGTTTCTTTCCTGTAGCCTTCACTCCGAGTTGGAACAGTCTCCTAGCATCATGTTTGTACTTGGACTCAGCCACTTCCTGAGCTATCCAGAACCTTGTCTCATCATCCATTAATGCGAAGAGATATTTCATATCTCCCTTTATCTTGACATATAGCTCGTCTGCTCTCCATGTATCGCTTACGTTTGGTGTGATCTTCTCAACGTAGTCCTTCATCAGCTTGACATATTTCCTAATCCATTTGTAGACGGTCTGATGAGAAACCTCTACGCCTAACAGCTTTAGAGATTTCATCGTGTTTCTTAGGGATTCACCGCTAAAGTAGAGTTGCAGGGCAGACGTGATAGCTTGCGGATTATGCTTCATCTTCTCGAAGCCCACGTTAAAAGTAAAGAAGCGTGAGCATTGTTTGCAGTGGAAAACTTGAATGTCACCTCGCTTGTTGTGTCTGACTCCGTATCTTATGATGTTTGATGAATGACAGAAAATACAGTTTGAAATTGCCACTTCCTCAATCACAATGTTCCTTCTTACCTGTTCCCTCATTTTGAGACTGATCTCTACAGCCCAAATGTGCTTGCATTTCACATCTCTGAACCTGTGATCTGGGCATTCGCATCTCCATTCATCTTCTGAAAAACAAACAGCATATTCGCCATTTCCATTCTGTGATTGAACTCGATAGGTAACATCATCAACTCTGGCGATCTGATTTTCTTTATGTGCGATTTGTTGACCTCGTACTTCTCTCGCTTTTATCTGAGATTGATCTAATTCGGTTATCACAGTTATCGCCGTCTACAAGGCTATAAGGCTATAAGGCTATAGACGGATATAACCCTTTCCGTGTAGAAGGCGAAACATTTAAAAGGATTGAAGGGTAAATAGCTACACGGTTATACGTATGACAAAAACAAAGGCAAAGCATAAGACTGTTAAAACCACTATAAACATTGATGAAGACCTCTGGAAAAAGTTCAGCATCATAACTATCCAAAAATACGGTGGACGCAAGAAAAATGACATAGTTGCTGACCTTGTGAAAGAATACGTGAAAAAGAATGAAGCTGGGAAATAGGTTGAGCAAATACGATAATCTTGATGCTCGCAAAGAAGTTGAACAGGAAATCGCAAACGATTTGAAGAAAGCCCTTGAAAAAAGGGGTTTCACCGTAAAGCATAATGGAACAAGGGAGACACACGCTCCTGCTGGAAAGCCAGACATAGAATTATGGAATGACTCTATACACATTAATGTCGAGATTACAAAGTCGAGTAAATCAAGTCAAGATCGAGAATGGCAGTCCATCAAAGATCACTTTGAAGAAACAAAGAGGAACCATGCGTCAAAGAAATGCTACATATGGTTTGTCTCTCCTGAAACGTATTATCGAACCATCAACTCAATGAAAGACTGGAATTTTGCCCATAAAGAAGAGGCAGACCAGAAGTTCATGCCAGTCTGTTTTTCAACATTCGAGCTTTTCACAAAGAAGCTAACTGAGTCCTCAGCCGAACAGTATCCGCAAGAGCAAATCATGAACCTATTCGACAACTTTGTGCAATTCATAGACGATGAAAACATACTGCGACATTTTTATGAGAAATTATTCAATGCCGACTTGAACATAAAAGCCGAGCTAGAAAGAAAAGAGGAAGAAAGACATCAGAGAGTTGTAGAAGAGCTTATTGCTGGATTCAAGCACTTGGAACAGAAGCTAAGAGACGAAATGATTGCACTTTCTGGTGATGCGATCAAGAATGTTATCTACTTAGTTTTCATCAAGCTCTACGAAGAAAAAAAGGAAAAGGAAGAGCAACAAAGGAATCGTTTTGCTACAACTTCCTTTCAGGATTATCAAAGCTTCGTCAGAGACACACAGACTGCGGTTCACAAGCTTTTCGACGACATCAAGAATGATCCAGAACTGAAGGAATGCAAACTACTGACTGACGAGGATACACTTTCAAAAAGAATGAAAGATGATTTTGTAATTGAGAATTTCATTAAACCGTTTGAGCAATATGCTTTCTATACAACTAAGGTTGACGGTCTAGGAGCAGCCTACGAAGTTCTAGGTCAACTGTCAGGAAAAGATGTGACAGTAGGACAGTTTTTCACGCCCGAGAAGGTAGTGAAATTTATGATAAAATTAGCGGAGCTTCACCCTTCTGATGTTCTTCTTGACCCCGCTTGCGGAACTGCACGATTTTTGACGCATTCGATGGAAGACATGACAAACAAGGCGAAAGGAACAAGAGATGAAGCAGAAAAAGTGCGGCACATCAAAAGAGAACAATTATTC